CCCGCAAAGCAAAGCAATAGAGTTCTTTTTCAGGCTGGTCCGGTAGTTCAGCTTGGTTAGAATGCCTGCCTGTCACGCAGGAGGTCGCGAGTTCGAGTCTCGTCCGGACCGCAAGAGCGCAAGTCACTGAAACTTGCGCTCTTTGCTTTTATATACGGGCGCTTTCAAGCATTTTATTTCCCCAACCAAGAAAAAAAGATTTGCACTTTGTGTCACTTTGTTTCTACTTTTGCAGTCGAAAAGTTGAACAATAGTTGAACAATTCAGGGACTTAAAATGGCTACTACTTTCAAATACGAGGTGTCGCCCTACAAACGCAAGGACGGCATGCTTCTCATCAAGATTCGCATGATACACAATAAGGAGGTCGTGCGCAAATCATCTTCCATCTATGTAAGCAAGGATCAATTGAGCCGTGACCTTACCAAGATTAAGGACTACCAGGTTCTGGATTTGATAAACACGCAGCTTGACAGATTGCGCAAGTTGGTGATGGGTATCGAAGACGCGGAGTTCTATGGTGCCGAAGACCTTTGGAATATGTTGGCCGAGAAAATGAACGGCAATGATGGTTTTCGCCTCGACTTCTATGAATATGCCGATGCAAAAACGGCATCGATGGAAAAAAAGACCGCCGAAGGCTATAAGACGAGCATAAACGCCTTGAAGCGCTTTTTGAAGAGCCGCACGCTCGATGTGAATGACATTACATATAAAATGCTGGTCGATTTCCGCGATTTTCTCGAATCTGAGCCGTCTTTGGCCAACGGGAAGGGAAAACACCAAGCCAAGTCGAAAGGCTCGCGAGCGGTGAGTTATTACCTTTCTTGCCTGCGCCATATTCATAACCTTGCAAGGGAAGAATTCAATGACGAAGATATCGGTTTGATTCGCATACCGCGACAACCATTTAGGAAAGGCCTTATTCCCCCGCAACCCACCACCGAACACCGAACATTGACCGTTGCACAAATGAAGGCGCTGGCCACCGTTGAACTTCGCCCAGGTTCACAAGCGGCACTCGCCCGAGACGTGTTCGTGCTTTCCTTTGCCATGATCGGCGAAAACACGATAGACCTCTACCATGCCACCGCCGACGAAGTTAAGGATGGCATTCAGACCTACAACCGCCGTAAGACCGATAGTGTCCGAACTGATAACGCCTTGATGCAAGTGCGTATCGAGCCGGAAGCGGAGGCATTTATTTCCAAATACCCAGCAAAAGACGGGCAACACCTGTTCAACTTTCATGCCCGATACACCGACCACAAGAATTTCAATAACATGGTGAACAAAGGGTTGAAGAAGGTGGCGGATGCCGTCAATGCCATCGAGGGAGGGGAGCGGGTGCCCGATGGTCTTAATTTCTACTACGCAAGGCACACCTGGGCCACAATCGCTCGTAACGAATGCGGTGTCAGCTTTGATGAAGTGCATGAGTCGCTCAACCACGCCAGACGCGGCAACGACCGAGTGACCGATATCTATGTTGAACGCGATTTTTCCCGGGTATGGGAGGCAAACCGCAAGGTGCTCGATCTTGTGTTTGGAAACGCGTCCGAAAAGTGATATCCGTTCCTATTGCCTTGTTTTTTCCCCTTTTCCTGTTAGCAACCACTCTGGCTTGAAACCATATTCCATGCATGCGGTTTCAAGCCATCGTATTTGTGCACCTCTCTTGCCGAGCATAAAGGCGGAGAGGTTTTGCTTGTATGTTCCAAAGCGGGCGGCAATCTCTTCAAGGCTCGTTCCTTTGGCCTGAATGGTGCGTATGGCCTCAATCATTCTTTCCTCTGTGCCGGTCATGACGTGCGGTTTTGGAAGTTCTGTTTCAGCATGGCAATCATTTCGTCTATTTGGGTGTCTTTCCTTCTCAGGCTTTCGGCTTGGTCTTCTATGACTTTCCACACCTTCGCTGGTATGATCACATCGTTGCCCAGCAATTCGGGTTGTGGGTCTGATGTCGTCATCGGGCCTTCTCCGTATTTCAGCCATCGTGCGCTGATGAATGGATAGGCGGCCAGGAATTTGTTCACCACCGATGCCGGCACCTTTTCCTTTTTCGGAAGTTGGCTGATGGTCGATGGGTGAATTCCTGTCTCGTCGCTTATTTGCCTTTGGTTTCTTACCTTTTTGGTGTCGAGGAGGTATTGTATTGCCTCCAACATTCTTTCTTTCTCGTTCATGGCCTGCGTTTTTTGGTTGCTCATTCGTTTATGTTGCTGTCAAGCCATTCCTTGTATTTAACAAGTTCGCTTTTCGTTATCCTATAGTCGCCAGCGGCAAATTCAAGCTTTCCTATATTAAAGAAAAGCAAGTACCTTGGGTATGCGTGGCACTCGTAGCCGGATATCTTGTAATCGCCTTCTTCGTTGAATAGGCCGAGTATTGCGTCCATGGATGCCAAGGCTTTCTTTCCTTTGCCAAGGTCAAGATGAACGGCGGTGCTTTCAAATTCGTTGTCGCTGCCGATGATAACCGAATAGGAGTCGCTTTTGAGGTCGTGTACAAAGTTGTAGCAGCCTTGAATCGGGTAGTCGAACCTCTTTTCTTGCTTTTGGACGGTGACCTGTGCAAATGTGCCGATGCTGAAAAGGCACATCATCAATGCAATAAGTGCTTTCTTCATGGCCTATCAGTTTTGAAAGTTCTTTTCGATTATCCCAATGAGGCGGTCAATTTGCTCCTGGCTCTTTGCCGTGATTTTTTGCTGTTCGCCGATGGCCTCTATTGCGCGGAGCAAGGCAGAATCGGTGTTTACATTGGTCCAGTTGTTATTGTCGCCTCTGATATTCCCGTCGCCGATTACGGTGCCGTTCAACATCTGGCCTTCGCCGGTCATTAGCCACTCTTTGTTTAATTCTGGAAATGTTTCGAGTATTTTTTCAATTTTAGATAAAGAAGGCTCTTTTTTGAGTTGGTTTAGATAACCATTTGAGAGTCCGCAGAGCCTTTCAAAGGTTGCTGGCTTCATATCCTTGAAATCAAGGAATATCATAATTCTTTCTTTTACAGTGTTTTCCATAATTTTTTATTTAGAATTTGTATAAATTAGATAAAAATCATAGAGTTTTAGTATTTCATATTAGATAAATATCTATTTTTGCGTTCTGAAAATAAACAAAACCTCTGCAAAAATAAATAAAATATGATTAAAACTAAACAAACCGACAAAAAAGCTACAACGGCATTCCGTAAAGGATGGCTGCATCTTGACCCACAGCATCAAGAAGCGGTCAAAAGTGCCATCATGCAAGTGCTGGAAGTTACGACATACGCATCCTTCTTGAACTACAAGAATGGAAAGCGTGAAATGAAGAAGTCGCAGGCCAACGAGGTCGAGGCGATTTTCAAGAATTACGATGTGACTGATGTCTGGGGACTCTATTAAAAACCGCAACGCCATGGAAGAAAATTTCGACAAAATCACAAGTTGGGTGTTCGGTGTCGTGTTCGCCATCTGCGCACTGACAACTATTCTCGGCATCATCTTCAAAAACGCTTGGTGGCATGTGTTCACCTTGATTGTTTGTTCCGTATTGGCATTCTTCTTTATCCGTGAAGCAATAACATGTAAAAAGGGGGATTGACCATGTTTGGTAGAAAGAAAAAACTGCAGCGTAAACAAGGTGTCATTGACTCCTTGAAATCGCAAAACTCAAAGCTTCGCGTGGAAATCGCCGACAAAACCAAAGAGGCGAACGAAGCGCTTGAAGCCAAAGAGGCAGAACGGCAAGAGTTGTGCGACCAGTTAGGAGAGGCGCTTGATAAAATCAAGGAGCTTGAAAAAAAGAATGAACGATTGACCAACGGGCTAAAGACAGCCAATAGGGAGAATCGTTTCTTGATCCGCACTAATGCCCACCTCGCCCAAAAGCTCAATGTAAGACCTGCGAAATCCTACATCAAACAGGAGGAAGACTGATGAAACGCGAGTATGCCGAAATAATGCGTGAGGCTGCCAAGGCTGGTGCTGCCGAAATGCTGAAGGTGTTGAAACCCGAAGCGGACAGCATGAGCCAGCGTGAAGCCTATGCCGCTTTCGGCATCGCTTTCGTCAAGAAAAACGAGTCGGAAGGCAACCTTACCATAATAAGGAAAGGGTCTGCCAAAAACTCGACAAAGTATTATTCGCGTGCCGAGCTGATTGAGCTGGTTGCGGCCCGGAACGTGTGCAGAAACATAATCAGCATTGAAACAAACAAATCTAAATCTTATCATCATGGGACTTATTAAAAGACCTTCTCAGTTGGTAGTTAAACAAACATTGGCCATGCTTGTTTATGGCCAACCCGGTATCGGAAAAACAACATTAGCCTGCAGTGCTCCAGATCCAGTCTTGTTTGACTGTGACGGTGGCGTGACCCGCATTAACGGTGCCCACATGGTGCCCACCTTGCAAGTCGAGAAATGGGAAGACATCGACGCGGCTCTCAAAGAGATCGAGGGCGGCAAAGAATTTCACACCATCGTTATCGACACATGCGGCAAACTGCTTGCATTCATGGAAGACTACATCAAGCGCACCGACACCAAGCGCACGATGAGTGACCGCAGCGGCGGCCTCACCTTGAAAGGCTATGGCGCACGCAAGCAGATGTTTATCGCCTTCATCAACCGCGTTCGTTTGACTGGTCGTAGCCTCGTTTTCGTGGCACACGAACAAGAGCAAAAGCGCGGTGAAGATACGGTGTTGCGCCCCGAGATTGGCGGCTCATCCGTGAATGACCTTATTAAGGAGTTGGACCTCGTAGGCTACATGGAAGCCAGCGGCGACGGTGAGGCGATGGTTCGCACTATCAGCTTCAATCCTTCGAGCCGCTACTATGCGAAAAACACTTGCAACCTTCCGGCTGTCATCAAATTGCCCGTCACGGTGGATGCCAACGGAACACCGTCAAAGAATGACTACTTGACCCGTGTCATTGGCGACTACTTCCGCCGCCGAAAGGAAGACCAAACCAAGGTGGCCGACTTCGAAGACCTTATGGCTTTGATTGACGGAAGAATCGAAGATGAGGTTGTGGATGCTGCAACCGCAAACGCCTTCATCTTCGACATGATCAATCTGCAACACATCTTCAATTCCAAGGAATTGGCCTCACAGCACCTTTCGAAGAAGGCGAAGGAGTTAGGATTAGTTTACAATGCCAAAAAACAAGCGTATGAAGACGGACAAGCAAGAAAAGACAGCCAAGCAAAGCAAGGCTGATTTCAGGATTTACCCGTCTCTGCTTGATAAGTTCCAGGAACTCATCGACTACGAAACCGTAGCCGATGAGCCTTGGAACAAGGTCAGCGAAACGGCTATTGCCGCAGGCAAGTACCCTGACAAAGAGGTTGGCGATTACATTCTGACCCCGGACGAATTGCAAGATAAGTTGGAACAGGAACTTATCGACACCATCAACCGTGTGCCGCATGAGCCGAGCGAGGCAGCCGACAAAGGCACTTGCTTCAATGAGGTTATCGACATGCTTCTGGACGGTCGCGACTGCCTATATGAGGGCATGACGGTCACAATAGATGAAGCCAATAAGACCGTGACAGCCACGCTCAACGGCTTTGTATTCCTCTATGATTTGGATTTCTGCCAAGAGGTTGCAGAAGGCCTCATCGATAGCGCTTCGCAGGTATTTACCAGCGCAACGATTGAAACAAGTTTCGGCTTGGTTGAGCTGTACGGCTACATCGATGAGTACCGCTATAATCAGGTCATAGACTTGAAGACAACGGGCAATTACGACTTCTTGAAATTCGAGCGCAAGTGGCAAAGGCATGTCTATCCTTATTGCCTCGTTGAGAACGGAAAAGAGGTTGAAGGCTTCGAGTATCGCGTTATCAAGTGGAAAGGTTGTACCAAGACCCAGCCAGCGTTGAGCGGCGAGGTCATTCCGGAATACTATACCTATGACCACGAGCAAAGCACTTCCGAGCTTCGTGGGATGCTTGAACACTTTATCGGCTGGCTCCAAGCCAATGCGGACCGCATCACCGACAAAAAGATTTTCGGCTATGTGGAAACGCCGGCTCAGGCGGTGGCCGTTGCTGACGACATCGACAGCGATTTCATCATTGATGAGAAGTTCAGCTTCTTGCCCCAAAACTTCGGCCATTTCGAGACGATGAATGACGCGATGGTTGCCTTGGCCAAATCTGGCATCTTCGCCACATCGGAAGGAACGGGAGCATCCCGAGCCTTGACCGAAGACGAGTTGATGGAGATCAAGGACGCAATGACCGCCATCATCAAGGACGAGCGCATCGATGCCTTACAGACGATGGCCGAAGCCCTGGCCTTTGAGGAACGCATGAAAGCGGAATCCAAGAGACGCAAGGAACAGGCACAAGCCGCGCTTCAGGAAATCGACGACCGCATCATGGAGAAAGCCCAAATGCTGAAATCGAACCGCAAGGAAGTACACTTGGATGCCAAAGAGACAATCCGTGTCAGCGTGAGCGACAAGAATTTGTACTACCACCTTGAAAACGGTTGCTTGGTGCTCGCTTATGTAGGGTACGCCAGCAATGATGAAATGAGCGGTCTGTTCTATCAGGCCGAAGTCAACGAGTCGGCGATGGGCAAACTCTTTGAAATCGAGAACTTCAACAAAGAGAAGACATTCGAGGTGTTGAAGCTGTCGGTCATGGCCGACGAGGAATTGATAGGCCGCCAGATGATTGTCGATCCCGAGCGCACCTACTTTGAGGACTTCTTGGACGAGGATAGCGGCACCGTCTTGACTACCAAACGGACAATGAAGTTCGGATTGAAGAAACTGCCTGCAAAAATCACGGCTAAAACCCTTGAAAAACTCAAGGCAGACGGCTTTGATACCATCATCGTAAGCAAAGAGGTGGAATGAGTAGTTGGGCAGAATACGAAGAAAAGTACGGCGAAAGCCGCGAGGACTTCATTGATGATGAAGACCTCCTGCCATCATGGGAACAGGCCCAGGCAGATGCGGCTGGAGTGCCATTATTCGGAACGCTATGAACAGACCACCCACTGCAAAGGAATGGCAAACCGCGTTAAGGTTGCTGGAGAGGCTGACAAGCCCCTCCGGCACTTGGCGCGACGATGAAACCAAACGAATAACCAAGCAATATCTGAAGAAATGGAAATCCGAGAAAAAGAACAGTTCATCGAAGGCGACTTGATATCCTTGCGAGGCAATGTGTATCAATTATTCAAACAACGGACGCGCCGATGCTCTATGGAGTGCGGCATGTATGACAATGAGACGCGGCGATGTGCGGGCTATTGCTATCGTTTTGACGGAGATTTCCTTGTGTTCAAGTTTGTCGGCTATGAAACGGACTTCCCGAAAAACGCGGTTGCGTACACTACGCCGTTTGCCAGCCGATACGATAAGAAACTGAATAGAATCCGGCTACAACAGAAGTTGAAAGGGACGAGATATGGAAAGCGGCTGGATTAAGGTTCATCGCCAGTTGAAGGATTGGGAATGGTATGGTAATCCCAATATGGTTGCGCTGTGGATTCATCTGTTGATCTCGGCAGCCTACGAGGATAAGGTTTGGCGCGGCTTGACCATCAAGCGCGGCACCCTTATCACATCGATGGCCAAATTGTCGGCAGAGGTCGGACTATCGTCGCAGACGCTACGGACGTGTATTGACAAACTGATTCGTAGTGGAGAAATCACAAAGCAATCAACAAACGAATTTACAATAATAACTATTTGTCATTATGACAATTACCAACTTGTTTCCGATACCGACCAACAAACGAGTAATACAACGAATCAACCAGCGGAGCAACAAACGAGTAATACAACGAATCAACCACATATTAATAAGAGAAGAAGGGGAGAAGGTAAGAAGGTTTTACCTTCTTCTGGAGAAGAAGGTTTGTCGGGGTGCGAAGCACCGCCGACAACCCAAGAGGCTGTTGATTATGAAAGACTTGTTGTGTTTTTCAATGAAACTACAAAAGGGTGTTTCGGAATGTTGCGCTATCCGTTAGGGGATGCCAGAAAGAAACTCATCAGGGCGCGTGTCGCCCAGTTCGGGAAGAAAGCGCTTGAAGAAGTAATCAAAAAGGCCGCAGCGTCCGATTTTCTCAAAGGGCAAAACCAACGAGGCTTTACCGCGACTTTTGATTGGCTTATCCTTCCCAAAAACTTCGAGAAAGTCCTATCTGGCAATTACGACAACAAAGATGGTCAGCCTCGGTCTTCATCGGGTCGCGACATCATAGGTACCAACTTCATAGACAAAGATTAACCATGGAAATCATAGACAAACCCAATTGGTCAAGCCTTGATGCAATCAAAAAGAATAATCGTTTCTATCTCCCCATCAAGGAAAACGATCTAATCAATGCGCTGACACGCGCCTACAATACGGAGGTGGTGTCAAGAGGAAACAAAATTGAGACCATGCCTTGGAATGCCATTGAGAAGGTGGCGCAGTGGCTTTCATCGAAAGAAGGCCGTGTCGGCTTGCTTCTTTATGGCACGGTCGGGACGGGTAAGACCACGATGTTGAATGCCATTTGCAGGGTTATCAATACTTGCGCCAGGCCCGACTACAACGAAATCACGCTTGACGATGACAGGACGAAGGCCGTCAAGATTATCCGGGCAAAGGATGTCATCGAGGCATGGCAGAACGACCGTGACCGATACAAACAGATGTGCCGTGTTGAATTGCTCGGCATTGACGAGTTCGGCGTTGAGGCCATCGATGTTAAGACATTCGGAAATGCCAACGAGCCAATCATTGACCTGTTGAGCACCCGCTACGATAAACAGCGGTGCACGATGATATCTTCCAACCTTGACATGGAAGCAATCGGCAACCGCTATGGTGACCGCTTGCAAGATCGATTCGTGGAAATGTTCAAGACCATTGCTTTCACGGGAAAGTCATTCAGGAAATGAGAGACCTTGAACATAAAATCCAATGCGGTTGCGTGAAGTGGTTCCGTATGCAGTACCACCAATTTGCCGACCTGCTGTTTGCCGTTCCCAATGGCGGTGCCCGTGATGCAGTCACCGGCGCAAAACTGAAAGAAGAAGGTGTAGTGGCTGGTGTGGCCGACCTCATCCTTTTCCTTCCCCGTCAAGGCTTCCATGCCCTTTGCATCGAAATGAAAACGGCAAAGGGAGTGCAAAGGCAAACGCAAAGGGTGTGGCAAGAGAAGGTCGAGGCACAAGGATACAAGTATGTTGTCTGCCGTAGTATCGACGATTTCATTTCCATCGTTCAAGATTATCTTTGAAAAATATGCTGAAAAATAAATAAATTGTTTGCAGAAATAAATAATTTGTGTATTTTCGCGTCATGTTTCAAACGACATACTAATTCAGAAAGGGACAATGAAATGACAAAGCATGGTGGAAATCCAAAACCAAGCCGGAAGACCTGCTACAGCAAAGAGACAGTGGGCTATAATCTTGCCACTGGCCAGCGCAGGCAATTCAGGTCAATGCGAAGGGCAGCCCTTGACCTTGGACTGAGCATCGCCGCAGTCCAGGACTTCATCGGTCGCCGTCCATTTCGCGGTTGGCTATTTTTCTTGCTTGAAGAAGAGAATACGAAAAAGTGTCAAGACAGCTTGCGGTATTGGAAAGAGAATTTCGATAAAGATTGCAGGTATATCGGAGAGGATGCCCCGATGCCAGCGAGAAAGACCACTACCAACACAAACAAGGTACCGCTTCGTATCGATGCCCGCACGGTCATCTATGTTGCGCCCGAGAAGGCTACGCCAGAATATGCCGAGTCTTATCGCGAGAAAATGGAAAAAGCAAAAACCAAGGACTTATGAAAAGCGGTACCAGACTTGAAAAGGCCATCGAGGCGATGGGAGAGCGCACGGGGCTTGAATTCTCCGACTTGTTTTCCAACTTTCTCGACCTGTCATTGACCTTGCTATGCAACAATCCTTCTGACCATCAAAAGAAGCTGATGGAAGCCACTTTGGCAAACGACAAAAGGAAAGCTGCATTTTGCGAGGCGCTGAAAGCCTACGGCGATGCTGCCGAGGGTTATCACGACCCACTTGGGGATATGTTTATGACACGCATATCATTTGGGCATAATGGCCAATTCTTCACCCCGGACCCGGTTTGCGAGTTCATGGCAAGAATCAGCGACCCGAAGGGCGAGACCGTCAACGACCCGTGTTGTGGAAGTGGCAGGCTGCTATTGGCCACGCTAAAGGTGGCACGAGAGAACGGAGAGGATCCTATCATCTACGCAAACGATTTGTCCTATACATGTTCTCAAATGTGCTTGATGAACTTGCTGTTCAATTCCGCAAGGGGTGAGGTGTCATGCGGCGATGCATTGAGGATGAACTTGGAGAGTTTCCGATACTTCCGTATCGATAGGCTGATGTTGCCAGACGGAAAATGGATGGCGACCTATTGGCAATACACACTGGCCAATGTTGACGAAGTGGATAAGCAACGCAACGAATGGAGAAAAAAGATGCTCGAGAGCGGTGTATGGGTCGAGGTCATCCGCAACAATGTTACTGAAGACGCTGAAATTGTGCCAAAAGAGGCCGAAAATGTTCCAGAGGTGGCGGAAATTGTTCCAGATGAGCCACAATACGACCGCCTAACGGCAACACCCAAGGCGGTGCAACTTGAACTTGAACTATTCTAACAACATTTATAAACAAAAAGAAAGGGACTTAAAATGAACACTTACGCAAAGTATTGCCCTAATGTATGGGTCGCAAAGTGCAGCGAGAAGCACGAAAAAGGTGATGAGATTATCGTCACCACGAAACACGGAAAAGAGAACGAGTGCATCGTTTGGAATTTCCTCTACGAAAAAGAAGGTTTCTTCTACTATTCCATCACCCGAGCTGATGGCTTCAATAGCCAGGAGAGAGCCAGAGCCAAGGCCGAGAAATACGAAGAATGGGCCGACAAAGCCCGTCAGCGTTCCGATGAAGCCTTTGAACGCTCCGAGAATGCCGTGGCTGGCATTCCGGCTGGTCAGCCTATCCTTGTCGGTCACCACAGCGAAAGAGCACATCGTGCCGCAATAGATAAGTCATGGGCGGCGATGGGCAAGTCTGTTGAAGAAATGCACAAGGCGGAAGCCCACGAAAGCAAGGCAGAGTATTGGGAGAGGATGGCCGACAAAATCGACCTTTCGATGCCTGAATCCATCGAGTTCTTTGAACACAAGCTGGAAGTGGCCAAGGAGTACCACGAAGGCTTGAAGTCCGGCAAATACCCGAAACGACACTCCTATGCCGTCACCTATGCGAACAATGCCGTCAAAGAGGCTGAAAAGAACTTGGCCATTGCAAGAAAACTTTGGGGAGAGGAGGAAACGAAATGAGCACTTTACGGAATAGCGTGATGCTGATAGGCATCCCCACAAGGCCGGTGATGAACAGCGAAGAAAAACAAGCGAGTTTCAAACTTACCGTGAACAATATCTATAACGGCGGATGCCCGACAACAAACACCTTTGATTGTGTGGGTCATGGCGAAATTGCACAGAGAGTAGTGCGTACCGTCATAGAAGGGAAGCAACTGGCCATTGATGGCAGTTTGCGCAACTATGATTATCAAGACCGTATGGGTGACACTCACACCCATACGGAGATTGTTTTGAGTGATATATTCCCAATCGATAAAATCAAGGAGGATTGACATGAAAGGCTCTGAATTATTCGAACAAAGAATCAAGGAATACCTTGAAAGACGGGCATTCAACGACCCTGAATTTGCAGCTCGGTATAATCAAAAAATGGAAGCATTCAAACGGAAAAGTTATGAGAAAAACGAGGGTGCGAAAGATTGTATCGAAGAATGCTGCAAATATATCCTTGGAGAAGTTAGCGCGTCCGGGCGCGCTGGCTTCGATGATGATGAGATTTTCGGTATGGCGGTTCATTTCTTCGATGAGGATGACATCAAAATAAAGCCAAATAAGGTGGAAAGAGTGGTGAGTAATATCCATGTCGATCTTACCGAAGAGGAAAAAGCCGAGGCCAGGAGAAAGGCCATTGCCGCCTACCAGAATGAGGTGCGCGAGAGCATGAAGCGCAAACCCGCCGCGAAGCCAAAGACTGACAAACAAGAGGAACCGCAATTAAGCCTGTTTGAGTGATGAAAGCGAGAACTAAACTTGAACACGAGATAGAGCGCATGGCCAAGACCATGCCTCCTATCACTGAAAAGCACATCAAGCAAGCCAAAGAAAAATGCTTTTTACACGAGGCATGGCAGGCTGGGCGCGATGCGGATTGCTTCTGTACGGAGTGTGGCCATCAGTTCCACATCGACGCAAATACCGGGGGAACATCATGCCCAAATTGCGGACATCCTTTGACAATTAAAAGGACACGGAAACAACACCTTACCGAAAAGAAATACCTTGCCGTTGTCACCACTCTTTGTGGCTGGCAGGTTGTACGCTACATCGAAATCAAGAAGCAGATCAACCGCTTCGGAGTGCATCCGATAGCCTACGACTGGTGCGAGGTGGCAAGGTGCTGGATTGATGAGGATGGCAAATACAGATTTCAAGCTGTCAGTATATCGTACAATTTCTATTTTTCCTCGTTCCGCTATTCAACGCCTCTTTCATTGCGGCCCGAAAAAAGCAATGGCTACGACATGCTCGTTGAAGGTGTTTATAGTCCACAAAGGATTTTGCCAGTGGTAAAGCGCAATGGCTATGATGGTCGTGTAGGCAAAGACTCTCCGTCCTGGGTCATTAGGCAACTGCTGTCAAACAGTTACTACGAGACACTATGGAAGGCCGGCTATCGGAAATTCCTTTACCAAACGCAAGAAATAAATGCTTTGCAACTGAATTGGCCAAGCCTCAAAATCTGCATGAGGCAACACTATAAGCCAGAGGATGCCGGCTTGTGGTTTGACATGATGACCAACATTCGAGAACTTGGTCTTGATGAGCGGAGCCAGCACTATGTTTGTCCGGTTGATCTAAAGGCCATGCACGATGAAATGGCAAAGCGCGTGACCACGAAGCGCGAGAAGGAACGCGAGGAACAGAGACGCGAGGAACTGCGAAAGGAGTCGAATACGCTTGATAAGAAAAAGGCTTATTTCGGCATCTGCTTTGGCAAGGGAGATATCGCCGTGACCGTTCTCTCGTCCATTCAGGAATACGAAGACGAAGGGAACAAAATGCACCACTGCGTTTTTGCTAATCGCTACTATGCCAAAAAGAACAGCCTTATTCTTTCGGCCAAGGATTCGGATGGTGCCAGGTTGGCCACCATCGAATTGTCTTTGAAAACTTTCAAAGTCATGCAATGCCGTTCCGCTTACAACAATAAGCCGAAGCGTTACGATGAGATTGTCAGTCTCGTCGAGAGCCACGCCAATGATTTCAGAAAAGCACAAAAGAAAACCCAAAAATTACAACCATGCAAGCAATAGGATTTAATGAACACTACGGCCTTCAGACAGCCGTGTTCAAGAGAAAAAAGACAATGACAAGGCGGGCCGAAAAAGGCTTTGAGAACCTAAAAGAGGGATATTTCCATTTCTTCAAAGAACGAAACGAGGTTGTCATTTATGGCGAAAAAAGAACTCCAATCGAGACCATTAGGCTGCGATACAATATCGGCGAGGTCGTGGCCGTGAGACAATGCTATCGCGACATCATAGACCAGCTCGACGACCGGATGAGGGAGTATGTGATAGGCTACTATTCAGGCTCAAAGGCATGGACTAACAAGATGTTTATCCGTCCAGACCTCATGCCTCGGCATATCCGCATCATCGACATCAAGGTTGAGCGGTTGCAGGCTATTTCCGATGACGATTGTCTGAAAGAAGGCATCGAGGAAGACCATCCCTGCTATTGGGTGGCTACAGATTACGACAATCCCGATTTTCGCAAGATTTCGGATGAACTTGCCGACCATTTACCAGACAGAAACGGCAAAATGGAGGCCTATTATTGGGATTCACCACGAAAATGCTTCGCCCATTTGATTGACAAAGTAAGCGGCAAAGGCACATGGGAGCGAAACCAATTCATGCCAGCCTATTCATTTGAACTAATCGACTAAAGCCATGACAAACAAGAAATGCCCAAAATGCGGAAGCGGTAATTTTCAGGTCGTTGATTACCAAATAAGAGCCTACATGTACGAGGTAGAAGACGGATATGTAACGGCCGATGGTATTGATGAAGATAGCGATCATGTTCGGACCAATTGTGTCTGTCGTGAATGCGGCCATGTATGGCATCCGCGAAGGCTGAATGATGATTTTGTAATTGACAATTAACAGAAAGGACATAAAACATGAACAAGAAACAGATTAAAAAACGGTACGATTCCCTCATTGCCAACATCGAACAGCAAAGAATGTATGATGGAAGAGGTAAAGGGGTTGATGTATATGTCTGCGAAAAATGCGGTGGATTGGTGTTGACCCGATACAGAGACAAGGGAGTCACGCCATTCACAATCAGATGTAGATTGTGCAATCAAGGCACGATGATTCACAAAGATACCGTGAGCGAACAACACGCTTTAGCTATATGCCTGTGCCAAGGAGGAAGCAAAGTCAAAGAGTGGGTAAGACCAACTTTCGAACAACTGATGAAAATGAACGAAGGCTTACAAGACCATGTGTTGAATGGCGGCCTTGTGCTTGAAGAGGAGGTGGCGCTATGATTACCCTACGACCCAACCAAGAAGAGCCTATCCGTAAGGCGGTGGAGTTCTTTCGGGAAAAGAACCCGAAGCCAAGCCTCATTGTCCTGCCTACGTCATGGGGCAAAAGCATCTTGACAGCGTTCGTGGCCAAGGAGACGGACGATAAAATCATTGTGCTGCAGCCATCGAAAGAGTTGCTGGAGCAAAACTATCTCAAATACCTGACCCTATGCGGTGACTTCGATTGTCGCGCCTCGATATACAGTGCCTCGTTCAACAGCAAGGTCATCGGCAAAGTCACCTACGCCACCATCGGCAGCATTAAGAACATCGGTGCCACCTTCCGCAAGTACGGTTTTACCAAGATGTTGATCGATGAGGCGCACTTGTATCCTCGCGAGGCTGATTCCATGCTGGGAAAGTTCCTTGCAGAAAGCGGTATCACCCATGTTCTCGGCATCACGGCCACACCCGTCAAGTTGCAGAGCAATACGAGCTTGGACGGTGAGCACTATTCCAAACTCGTGATGCTGACCAGCCGAAGCAAGAAAGGAAACTTCTTCAAGGACATCATTCATGTGGCGCAACCTTCCGAAATGGTAAGGCTCGGATTCTGGTCGCCGTTGAAATACCAAGTCGGCACCTTCGACGGGTCCCTGCTGGTGTTCAACAGCACCAAGAGCGAGTACACGGAAGAAAGCGTGCAGCGGGCATACGAGGCCAACGACATCGTTTCCCAAATCCGTCAAGCCGTCACTTACAGCGGGCGAAAGCATATCCTGGTATTCCTTCCATCGGTGGAAGATGCCAAGGCCTTCGCCAACCGTTACCCTGACTCGGCAGCGGTGTACGGCGACATGGATAAGAAGGAGCGCGAAAAGGTCATCAGCGGCTTCAAGAGTGGCCGCATCCGCATCATCTTCAATGTCCGTGTGCTTTCGACCGGCTTCGACTACACGGGCATCGACTGCATCATCCTTGGCATCAGTACCGCGTCGATAGCGTTGTACTATCAGATTGTTGGCCGTGCTACCCGTATCGACCCCGGAAAGAAGGATGCACTCATCATCGACCTTGGCGGCAACTTTGACCGCTTCGGCAAGGTCGAAGATATCCGCTTCGAGAAAGGCAGCATCTGGCGCATGTTCGGCACGGGTGACAGATTGTTGAGCGGTATGCCCATCCATGAGATAGGCACCGTCCATGCCGACGATGTGGCCAGAGAGGAACAGGCTGCAGCCGAGAGAGCCGCGAAGCGCAAGGGCGACCCGACAATGAAGATGCCCTTTGGCAAACACAAGGGGCTGATGGTGAAGGATGTTCCAGCCAGTTATCGGGAATGGATGCTCAATAACATAGAGTGGCGGAGCACCAACGACCTACTACGGAAGTCGATACTTGTTTCATTGGGGAGGGGGTAAGCAATATGAGAATCGGGTTGATTGATGTGGATTGCCATGCCAAAGTGAAGAAATGGGGTGCTACCGTCTATCCGAACCTCGCACTTTGTAAAATTGCTGCATTCCATAGGCAAAAGGGCGACACCGTTGAGTGGGCAATGCCGATGTTTGAGGAATACGATATCATCTATCGATCCAAGATTTTCAACTTTACTCCGGACGATGATAGGCCATACAAGGCAAAGACCGTCATCCGTGGTGGAACTGGCTACGACATCACGAGCCAACTGCCACAAGAGATTGACGAATGCCAACCGGACTACTCAATCTACACTACGGTACCGAAAGGCATTTCTTATGGCTTCCTTACAAGGGGTTGCCCAAACAAATGCAAGTGGTGTGTCGTTCCAAGAAAAGAAGGAAACATTCGCCCCTATTGGGATATTGAGCGTGTTGCCAACGGAAATAAGAAACTCGTCCTAATGGATAACAATATACTTGCCGCTGGCGACTATGCCCATGAACAACTTGAAAAAGCCATATACTACGGCTATCGACTTGATTTCAACCAGGCTTTAGACGCGAGACTTGTGACAGAATACTTTGCCAAGCAACTTGCGAAAATCCATTGGATAAACTACCGCATTCGTTTCGGATGCGACACTCACGCGAAAATAGATGAATGCGAAAGGGCGATTGCCTTGATCAACTCGTATGGATATCACGGAGAGTATTTCCTTTATACAATGCTAAACGATGACTTCGAGGAATGTTACTCCAGACTCATATACTGGTGGGAAATTAACCACCGATGCCGTGAGGAGCATAAACCGAATATCTATCCGTATGCGCAGCCATACCGAGACCCAGATAACCCGAAGCGTCCTATTCCGCAATGGCAGAAGGATATGGCGCAATGGGTGAATAAACATCAGATATTTCAAATATCAGACTTTAGAGATTTCAGCCCACGCAAGGGCTTCAAATGTGAGCAATACTTCAAATAACAAACACAATGACACCAGACGAAATCATTAAATTGGCCAAAGAAATGCGCGATGCGCAAAAGTCCTGGTTCCTATGCCATAACCGAGCCGATCTCGACAAAAGCAAGCGGCTGGAGCGGCAACTTGACGCGGCCATCGATGAATACCTTGACCCACAGCCTACACTATTCGGATAAAATTTTGCCTTCGATGTAATCAAATTGATTACAAACCACTATTTTTGCAGCATTAAAACGGTTTGGTTTTATGGAAAGTGAAGTGAAAGACATATTGTTTCCGAGCGACAACGCCTTTGACATCCCCGTTTTGCGCCTTGACCGCCAAGCGGGACATCTTGAATTGCCGTTTGTCCCGTTCGGCACTGCGTTCAAGGCAAACATAGCGAAAACCATTCACTATTATGTTGATGATTACCGCTTTACGGTGCTGTGGAATAACCCTGCAAAGGGAATCAAAAACAATATGACACAAGCTGTTGAGCCAAACTGTTCTTTGTTCGACACAACGCCTGTGGCTCGGGGATTGGAACGCATTTACCGTAAAAGGTGGGTGGCTCGTTGGTGGCAAGATCGTGGCATATTGATTTATGCAGACCTCAATGTAAGCGCGAAGTTTTACGACTACAACCTTCTGGGCATACCGCAGGGCTGGAATGCTTTTGCCACAAGGGGGTATCGTGGCAAGATTGAGGCGCTGAAGATGGAGCACGAACAGGCTCGTCGTGTGTCAGGCCTCGATGTGCCCAACATGATCGTATATGGCGGTGGGAACGAGATTCACGAGTATTGCATGGCAAATTCGTTGCTGTATGTCACCGACTTTATGACCGAGAAAGGAGAGCGCACCAATGACTAAAGAGTTCGGCAAAGACCGTATGGTTGAGCAATATAGACAATCTTCCGCCGATGTTGCGGCAAAGGCAAAGGAAATGAGAGATTCTGGGCTGTATTCCGAGGTGATAACCACAAATGACGGCGGCATCTTTGCGATTGAAAAAGGGAAGGCAAAGCACAAGCCGGAAGAGATTGAGGCGGGCAAATACATGGCCAAGGCTGGGTACCATGTCATTTTGAAAGACGAAACCGGCAGCGTGACAACTCCAGACGGTTATGTGTACTCCTTTACATTTGAACAGAGAACCCCGACGAAAGGGGGAGCTACATTCAAAAGGGCGTTGGACCATGCGCAGAAGAAATCCGCTGATGTGGCCGTGGTCTATGACAAACACCAGGTCTATCACCGTCAGGATGTCGAGAACGGGATCAAGCAGTTTGAAAACCATAGCAAATACCGCTTCAAGCGCATAATCGTGGTGTCAAAGTCTGGAAATGTGTACGAGCATAGCCATAATGAATAAAAAAAGATGCCTTCCAGCATCTTTCCTTCCGTGGGGCTGTGCATGTAGGCCTCGGCGCATATATACCTCTCATGGGAACACACCCACTATCCAGCGGGGGGTTGCATGCATCCCGACCCGCGAGTTTACCGCCGCAAAGATACAACATTTTTCATAGAACAGCTTGTTTCATCTACCCATTTCTTTCTGTTTTTAGATGTTTCATTTGGCACGGGCGGCAAAGACCGCCCGTTTTCATGCCCAAACGAAAAAAAATAACGAAAAAATATAGAAAAATAAATAAATTGTTTGCAGGTATAAATAATTTGTGTATTTTTGCGGCATGAATCAAACGAAGAAAGGAAACAGAATATGACTTACATGACACACGTAGTTAAACTTCACGGAGAGAGAGTCGCAAGTTACCGTTGCTATCAAGTGGCCTACAATCACGCCTACGACCTCAAAAAGGAATACGAGGATTGCGGTATCGATGCCGACATCACCATCAATGGAAGACCTTTTGAATACTAACCAATAAAACAACAATACAATGAACAAGCAAAGAAGAAAAGACATCGAGGATGTCATTGCCAAGCTCGAAGACATCAAGTCATCAATCGAAAGCATCTACGAAGAGGAATATGAGGCTTATTCAAGCCTTCCCGACAGCATCCAGGACTCCGAAAGAGGCGAGGCCATGAGCCAAAATTCGGACGACCTCGACCAAGCCGCTCAAGACCTTGACGACATCATCTCAAACCTTCAGGACATCGTAGAACGCTAATCGCAAACAATGAAACACCTAATCAACCTAATTCAATAACCACTTAAAAAGAAAGGGATTAAAAATGACCAAAACAACGAAAGTCGCATTGCGCAGCATCGAAGTGAACACCAAAGAGTACGAATTGAATCACCAGAAAGCCCCGAGGGGGGTGGGTGTCTGGGCCTTCTCCATCGGAAACAAAGCAGCCTTTGACGATGTGGAAAAAGCCTTCTGGACCGGATCGATGAACTATTCCGAGGCTGTCAAGATGGCCAAGCTCGAAGCCCAAAAGCAGGGCGCAACCATCATCTATGTGATGCCGTAACAGACGGTCGCCGCTGTAGAGGATAGTTGGCACCTCAAATGCCTTCCCAGCCCGATACTGGCAGCGGCACAAACGCGCGGGGCTAAGTATTCGCTCAAGACCTTGGAAAATCAGCCTTCCGAGCGGCGCAAGCCGTCAATCGGTAAATTTGGAAGAGTCGAGGGAGAGGTTCTAAAGGCTTCACTCCGAAACAGAAGCGACGCTCACCGATAGAGTGGAAATGGCGTTGGCGGTCACGACACGACCCATGGAAAAAATACCGCATGGACGGTATTTTTCTCCGTGTAATCATTATGATGACAAAATTATTATCTTTGCAGCGTCATCAAACTGATTACAAAATGAAACTCAACAAAATCAAACCGAATCCAGACAACCCTCGCGTCCTTCGTGACGAAAAGTTCGAGAAGCTGAAAAAATCCCTCATCGAGTTCCCAGAAATGATGGAGAAGCGCCCAATCGTCATCGATGAAAACGGCGTTATCCTGGGCGGCAACATGAGGTATCGTGTATTACAAGACATCTATGGGAAAAAGGGTGAAATCCCCGATTCTTGGGTGATTAAAGCCGAAGGATGGACCGAGGAACAGAAGAAACAGTTTATCATCAAAGACAACGCCGCATTTGGTGAATGGGATTGGGACCGCCTCGCTAATGAGTGGAACGCTCCCGACCTTGCGGATTGGGGCGTTGACTTCCCCAATGACTGGGCCAAGGGTGGGGACGACATGAATTTTGACGAATTCTTCAAAGAAGGAGAGAACGCCAAAAAGAAGAGCGATTCTGACGAAATCGAATTGACGATCTCAATTCCAAAATCATTCGAGGATAAGTTGGAAGACATCAAGAAGGCCTTGCAACTGACTTGCCAAGAATGGGAAGGGGTGAAGGTGCTGTGATGGAAAGGCTTCATCTTCCAGACAATATCAAAATCCACTATGCAGGTTGCGAGAACCAAAAGCAATACTTGGCCGCCTATCTGCAGGGCATCAGGTATGGCCTTTATACCTGTTATCCCTTCGTGGAAAGAAAGGTGTTCGCCCATGTCAAGTCGCCGCTTCTGTCCTTCAAGGAGCAATCCAATCCGGCTGTCGACATCCCGAGAAAACTATGCGCCGACCTCAATCATGTCATTCAGGACAGCGGATTGTTCACTCTGATGTTCGGCTCTCAAAAGTCGGTCCAGAAAAACACGAAGCTCATCGGCAAGTGGTATGACGCGCTCGTTGAGTTCACATTGGAACATGGCGCCCCCGTGACCTGTGTGGAATGCGACTGCCAGAAGCTTTTCGGTGTCGATCTTGCGTGGGAGTTCCGAGAGAGGATGAAGAAAGACCTTCCGAACCGTCAAATCAATGTCTTTCACATGGAAGACGGCAAAGATGGCCTTGACCGTCTTATTGAGTTCTCGGACTACATCGCCATTTCGGTACCAGAACTTCGTTTCGCCAACAAAAAGGGCTATGTGATATCTCTCGCCCGGTACATCAAGAAGCGCAAGCCTTCAATCGATATTCACCTGCTGGGCTGCACCGAACTTTCATTGCTCAAAGAATGCCGCTTCTGTACCAGCGCAGACAGCACCACATGGATTTCCCCGAACAGATACGGGTACGTCCAAAACAAGCATGTCTCCCGCATCGACATCGATAAGGTCAAGCAGATGGTTGGTGATGAGAACTTCGGCCAGCTAAACGCTCACCTTAACGACAGATACACCGCCGCACTGTTCCTGAATGTGGAAATCCTGAAGAAGCAGTACCAGGAAAAAGCCGGCAATCAAGACTATTACTCAAAACTATAATTATCAATCAATTAAATCATTTTCAAGATGAAAAAGACAAACGAAAACTTGATGCTGTTGAATCTCTTTTTCTGCATCAGCATCGTAATCGCAAACGTGGTCGGCTGTAAAGTGGTCGACTTCGGCTTCTCGGTCTTTGGCCACCGCTGCATTTCATCCGGCGGCGCATTGACTTACGCAGTGACTTTCCTCTGCACCGACATCATCGGCGAGATTTGGGGAAAGCACGAGGCTCACAAGGCGGTCCGGCGTGGATTGCTCATCCAAGTGTTCGCTCAATTGCTCATCATCGGCACACAATTCCTTCGTGCCGTCGATCCGAACATGCAAGCCGCCTATGAAACGCTGCTTGGCCAGTCCTGGTGTTTCGTCATCGGAAGCCTCACCGCATACCTGTGTTCCCAAAGTTGGGACGTGTTCATTTTCCACCGCATCCGCGAAAGGCTGTCTGCAAAGCCGAAACTTCGCTGGATTTGGAACAATGCCAGCACAATGACATCACAAATCATCGACACCTTCGTTTACGCGCTCATTTCCTTTGGTGTCGGCATGGGATGGCTTTGGCATGAAGGAGGCTGGGGACAGCTTCTCGGCCTGATGATTGGCCAGTATGGCATCAAGTTCCTGCTTGCATTACTCGACACTCCGTTGTTTTACATATTCACAAGAAAACCTATTAAAATTTCAGAACAATGAAAAAATTCCTCATCCTCTGCTTTGGCTTGATGCTTGGCGTCATGGCCTCAGCCCAAACGACCGCAGAACTTTATATCGGTCAGCACGAAACGAAAATCTTTCTCGAAAGGACGGCAGTCTCGGACAATTCCGTGACTTTCGGCTATCTGGAGGCAACCTACCAGGGTGGCGCCATGTTCAAGGCCTTCCATGAACAAAAGTTCTGGAAAGTCCCGATCTACGGCCATGTGGAGTACCAGACGACCTTTGACGGCAATCATGTGTGTCTCGCCGGCGCTGGCTTATACAAATACCTTGGAAACGGTTTCCTCGAACTTTGCCCGATGTACCGATATGATGGGCAGAGTAATTGGCAGCTCTCCTTTGTTTACCAGTTCAATTGGAAGTATCTCGAACTATATGGGTACAACCATGTGTGGGGGCAGAATTACGCTTGCTTCTTCGGAGAAGAAAGGCTGCATTTCAAGCTGGGCGACCATTTCCGAATAGGTGTGGCCGTTGATTTGGCCTACTTCGACAAATTCACGGTAACGCCGTATCTCGGCATTAGGTACGATATCTGATTATGGAAGGACGCGACGAAAAAGGCAGATTCGCAAAAGGCAACAAACACGGACACCGATTTAGCAACGGCGACGCAACGGAGTGTCAACAAAAGTCGTTGATCGCAAGGAAAGAAAATCAAAAGGTGGCCGATGTGGTTCGTCGCGTCCTTTCCGAAAGGGGCTCAAAGGCTGACAAAACCAAGATGGACGACTTTGTTGAAAAGGTCGTCTATTCTGTTTTTCATAGCAAGGAAATATCGCTTGACGACCTCTTGAAGCTGCAAAAGATCCTCGGAGAAGACATCTTCCGCATTGAGAGCAACGGCCTGAATTTCTCCATCGATGAGAAGGGCATGCAAGCGGCTAACGAGTTGAAAGGGAAATGACATGATTACGGGCAAGCTGTTTCATATCAACAAAGAAGCCTTCCTCAAAAGGCCGCGTCTCATTGCCAACAAAGGCGGTACCCGTAGCAGTAAGACATATTCCATCGTGCAACTGCTGGTCACGCTGGCCAATGTCGGAAGAAAGCGGTCTATCGATATCGTTTCCGAGAGCCTTCCGCACTTGAAAAGGGGTGCCATCAAGGACCTGGACGAGATACTCAATGCCGCTGGCCAGACCGAAGGCAAAGAGTACACGCTCAACAAAACCAATCACGAATACACCTTCCGTGCCACCGGTACCGTCATCCGTTTCTTCTCGGCTGACGATTGGGGCAAGGTGAAAGGCTCTCGGCGCGACATCCTATTCATCAACGAGGCCAACCGTATCGATTGGGAAACCTACCGCCAACTTGCCGTGCGTACCACTGAAATGATTTTCATTGATTGGAACCCCGACAGCGAGTTTTGGTATGAGGAAAACGGCCTCAATCTTCGTGAAACGACTATCGAGATACACAGCACCTACAAAGACAATGAATTCCTCGGCAAGGAGCAAATCGCGGAAATCGAGAGCAACCGAGAGTTGGACCCGAATTGGTGGCGCATCTATGGCGAGGGCGAGACGGGTATTCCAATCGGCCTCATCTACACAAACCACCATCTTATTGATGTCATCCCGGACAGGGTGCGCCGAACTGCCATGCACACAAGAGGTCTTGACTTCGGCTTTACCAACGACCCAACGGCGCTGGTTGATGTGTATATCGAAAAGGCTGCAAGGGCGATCTATTGTGACCAACTGATTTACAGAAGGGGGATGCTCAATGTGGACATCGTGAATGAAATGAAGTCGCAGGGGCTTAATCCGAAGACCGATATCTATGCCGATGCCGCCGAGCCGAAATCCATCACCGAAATACACGGATATGGCTTCAATGTGAAGCCCTCTTACAAGAAAGACCTCAACACGCAAATCCAATGGCTTCAGGGGTACAAACTCTATATCACCAAGTCCAGCCTTGACGGAATAAAGGAGTTCCGCAACTACAAATGGAAGGTTGACAAAGACGGGAAGCCCGTCAATGAGCCTGTCGATATCTGGAACCACTTCATGGATGCGCTACGCTACGCCACTTACACACCGATAATGGGCCGACCTGCATACTCGGGCGGCACAATCAAAATGCACAACCAACAATGAAAATCCGCAGTATAGAAGACCTAATCAGGTGGGAAGACCTGATTTCGGAAGACAGCAAGGCCAAGCTGCAGGCAATTGGAAGGCCGGCACGATTGGCAGGGAAGAAGACACCCGAAAACCTGGACGACATCACCCTTGGCCAACTCATCACGCTTTGGCATATCAAGGACGAACGCGACCTGTTTTATTTGTCAGCCCTTTGCATTTTCGCCTATGATAAATCAGTATTCAGGCAGAAGCTCATAGAAATAAGGTTGCGTCACACGGGCGCCGGTCGGTCAATAGGCTGGAGCAATTTCGTGTCAAACGAGCTTATCCGCATCAATGAAATGTGGCAGCGGTGCGATGTGCCTCTTTCGGACATCGACCGCCAAGCCGGAGCCGCTGACCTCAATTTCGGCTTCTTCTCCATCATTGACGCATACGCACAAAGGCAGGGCATAGTCAACCATGACGATGTGCTGAAAGTGAAATGGATCGAGGTCTGGCAGTCCCTCCAGAAAGACGCCGAAATCGCCAAGTTCCAGTTGAGGCGTGAACGCATACTGGAGTCACGATTAAAACGAAACGGAAAATGAACATCGAGAACATCATTCAAGGCATTGTCGGCACGATGGGTATTGGCTACCTCTACGAGACCGTTTACGGTGCAAACATCGAGCTTGACAAAATCGTGCGCGACAAACAGCGCAATATCTCCAACGAGGTTGATTTGCCCGCTGCGGTCAATATCTTGGCCACAAGCGGAAGTTTCGACTTCAACGACGGCAAATATCACAACGAAATCCGAGAGGTGCAAAACATCCGTGTCCTTTTCCTTGACAAGATGAAGCATGATGACAAACTCGATCAGGACGATGTGACACTCATCGAGACCTTGAAAGGCTATGCGAGGGAGTTCATCAAGAAGATGGCCGCAAGCGGCAAATTCTTCTATATCGAAAAATACAATTGGCAAATCAGGCTCAACGCCTTCGATGCCAATGTAGGTGTGTTTGAACTAACGGCAACGGTTAAGGAGTATGTAGGAACTTGCGTCGATGAATGAATCCCCCGAAATAGTAGCCCAGAACAGGACGATGGAAATCCTCAACGAGAAGATGAAGGAACTCGCCGAGGCCATACGCGCCAACCATGAGGCAGCCGGACAGGTGGCCAGCGGTCGGATGCGTGACAGCCTGCAGTCCGTCACCCTTCACGACAACCGCATTTTCATCGGCTTTGTTGATGCGCTGAATTATGTCGAGGCGTTGGAACGCGGAAACGCACCTTGGGAAGACATACCGACACGCGAGGCCAAGGATGGCCATTACTACGCCTATGTGCCTGGCTGGTTTGCAGAGGCAATCGGTCAATGGATGCGCGACAAAGGCATAGAGGAAACCAAGGAGAGAAACAGATGGTCGGTCGCTTGGAGCATCATCCATTTTGGTACGAAGTTGTTTCAAGACGGTGGCCGCACCGATATCTATTCCGATTTGGTGGACCAATACAGCGATGAAATCGCCAACGAAATAATGAAAGAGTATGACACAATAATCAACACTATAACACTAAACCAATGAGAACTGCACAAGTAATATACGACGATGTTTACGAAGACAGAAACATAGCATACATAAGCTATCCAGAGGCTTGTGTATTCGTCCATTCAAGGCATGTTTACCTCAAAGCCGATATGCGCGACGGTGACAATGTACCAAATTCTGGTAGGTATGTTATTCTCACGCTTACTGACAATGACACCAATGTTTCGTACAGCGTTGGCAAGTATGCCGACCAAAACGCAATAGTGATTTTCGATTTGTCGCGCTTGCTTCAAATCCTTACTGATTTTGTGAAGCCGGACTGCATTTTCGACTACAGAGATGATTCGGCCTTGGCACAAAGCCACACCGTCACCATTGCATTGAGTGAGCCTGGCATTCATGCGTTCTGGAGCGGTACCGTCGAGGCGTTCAACGGCTCAGACGAAATCAACGATTTGTGGTGGAATACAGCGCGCAGGTTGCGTTGGTGGACCGCCTACCCGTTTACCTTCGATTATGCCAATGTCGATGAGGCAAGCATTCAGATTGATGGTGGTATTGTGGAAGTAGGGAATTTCCCGCAAATTGTGACTACGAAGAGTGTGTCAAGACTCCGTGTCAATCCAGCAGGGACCAAGTTCAGTTTGTCGGCCAACAGAATTATCAAAGTCTCAATCAGCGCAAATGGTATGTTGATGAGGATAGCGGGAACTTCTGACAGTGGCCATGTTGCAGAAACAAGCCTTTTTTCTAACAATGTTGCCAACACCCTTTTTATCGGGGTTGATCATAGAGAGACCACCGAAGCTGATGTCTATCTCCGCTGGCTCAACCGTCATGGTGAATTGTGCTATTGGCTTTTCAAGCGGTATTCTGGAAGTCGCAATGTGAGTGCGACAGAAAGTTACCGTGCAATGGTTGAGGACGACAGGTATATCAACGGCATCCGTGATAATGCACGGCTGCTTACAAGAAGCCTCAAAAGCGAGCTGACCATCTATACCGATTTCCTCCAGCAATGGGAATACGAGCATGTTGCATCGCTCTTTGACGCCCCCTTTGCCGATATGCTGGAGCAAAAGACCTATGACCCCACGAATGGGATAATCCATTGGAACCGTGTGCATGTGAAAGCCGGCAACCATGTCGAAAACCTTAAAAACTTCTCGGAGCATGACACAAACAAGCAAATAGTCTTGACCCTTACCATGCCCGACCAAAACCACATTGAGCCATGAGAAAGGACATCAGTATTTATGTAAAGGTGAATCTGCCAGGCATGGAATATGACATGGAAGAGTGGCAATTGTTGGATGTTGGCAATTTGAGCCTTACGCTTGATTACATCAGCAACATTCTTTCCGATATTGGCAGCATCACCAGCAGCCGCACATTCACCGTGAAGCTGCCAAGGACGGTGCATAATGACAAAGTGCTTGACTTGGCCGTTGTGCCTCAATATGAGAGTAACAGCCGATACAAGTATTTGCCTTGCAAGTGCTATGTGAATGACATCGATGTTATGGGGGATGCCTTTTTGTATCTTCTCGACAGCGAGGCGACAAATTACCAGTGCTGCATCGTGTTTGGTCTTCTGCAGTATTACAGGGCTTGGATTGATGCAGGGAAGAGCATCAAGAAATTGGCTAATAATGGACAATACATCAACTGGAATCAAAGCTCTGCATTTCAATGGTCTGAATATGTGTCGCCTTTGCAACCGCCAATTATACACGCGGCACGATGGTATGGAGATGATGCCAATATAAACACCTATACACCCGCAAACGGTCTTGGTAAACTGATGCACTTCGGCATATATTATCCGGGGTTTGAAAGAACGAATGTGACGGTGGAATTTGCAAATGTGCATCCATTTGTCACTATGCGAGAAATATGGGAGCGAATCATAAGTGAAAACAATCTCAACTTCGTGCTTCCAAATGATGTAAAGCTTGATATGGAAGACCTTGCCATTGTGCTGACAACGATCAGCGGGAACACAGCACAAGGAAACGCAAACCAAGATGTAAACATCGGTAGTGGCGATCGCCCATATAGTAACAAGAAATCAGCGGCTTCGACTACATGGTTTTGGAATATCATTTGCCAAAACCACGGCGACTGCTATTCAAATGGAATAACCAATTACAATGCTGGAACACGTAAGAGTAAAATTCTGTACAAGGGTGATTCTAATCTTGATATGATTATTGAATTGGATCTTGCCGACAATTCAAGTTTCTCATACAATGGCGGTCATCATTCGGCTTCATATATCTTGAACGACAAAGGTCACATGGAATACATGAACCTTTATGTCTATATTTATTCCACTCAAGAGACAATCACTATAACGCCAACCTATACGGCTAACGGCATTTTGTGGAGTGGTAGAGTTCATATCCCGTGCTGGTCTCGTGTAGAAGGCGAAGCAGTGGCAGACGTTTGGATTGATAACGATACTCGTATTTGTAACGATATCGGTAATGGTATATGGAATACATATTGGTTTGGAGGAAATCGTGCTGCGTGGGACCAAAAGTTTCAATGGAATAGATGTCTGATTGAAGTTGTTTGGTACGATGGTACGCATAACTATCCAAATCCATATTTTAGGCTTTTCCCAAATCTACCAGATATCAAGCAAGTGGATTTCGTGAAGTTCGTTTGTCAGTTGTATGGCCTCTTTCCTGTGGTCAATCCAGCAACCAGCGATCAAATTGAATTTGTTCACTTTGATAGTTTGATTGAAAATGAACCAAAGGCAAGTGATTGGAGCAACCGTCTTCTGGAAGACGATGCGGATGCACCAAAGAAAATTTCCATGCGTCTTGGCGATTTTGCCCAACGCAATATGATTTCATACAAGCAAGATGAACACGACCCAGTTTCAGATAGAATAAGAACGGGTGTTCTTTTCGTGAACGACCTTACTCTTGAAAAGGATAAGGAACTGATAACATTCCCGCTTGCTGCTTCCGAAGATAACACCATCAACCAGTATTATATCAAGGTAGAGACCGATAATGAAACAGACCCGCCAACCGTGACCTATGAAGCGGAATTTACTGAGTGCGTCCACAGGCTTATGCGTGTTATTTCATGGTACAACTACGCTAATAAGACGGTCACGGAACTTTCTTTTTCTGGATTGTCGGTGCCGGAGATTATCGAGAAATACTATTCAACATATCAGGCATATATTGAAAAGCCCAGGCTTATCACCGAGCGTGTCCGGCTGCTTGAGACCGAATTGAAGGCGCTCGATATGCGTATCCCGGTTTATCTTTCCAAATACGGCCGATATTTCGCCATTAAGGACATCAAATGGACGGTCGGCAATGACTATGCCGAATGTGAATTGCTAATGTTATAAACCACAAAATACTATAATACCATGGGCGAAGAAACCACAAAACGAATTATCGAGGTGGAAGTGGACCAGACAAAGGCCATTTCGCACCTTGTGGAATACCAAAACAAACTAAAGGAAATCACCGAACAGGAAAAGTTGTGGAAGAAACAGCTTGAAGAAGGCATCTTGACGCAAGAAGACTATGACAAAAAGATGGCCGCTGCCAATGAGGTGAAGAAAGAGTATCGCCGGATTATTTCCGAGACTTCAAAGGAAATACAAAACTCCTTGAAACAAGACAAACAAAAGGCTGACAGCCTAAAGTCTTTGCGTGCCGAGTTGAGCAACGCCACGAAGCGTTTTGACGAAATGAGCAAGGCGGAACGCGAGTCTGCCCAAGGTCAAGAGCTATTGCAGCACATCAAGGACATTACGGATGAGATCAAGTCAGCCGAAGAAGATACTGAACGGTATTTCCGCAATGTCGGCAATTATCCCAATGCCGTCAAGCCGGTGACTCAGGCTATCAAGGAAATGACCCAGGAACTCATTCAGATGAAGTTGCGCGGGGAAGAAAACACGGAAGAGTATCAACAGATGCTGCAGAAAGTGGGAGAAATGAAAGATGCCATTGGTGACACGCAGCAAGCCATTAAGGGCATGGCCAGCGACACGGCTGCACTTGATTCCGTGTTGGGTGCCGCTCAACTCACCGCTGGAGCGTTTTCTACTGTTATGGGCGTGCTTAATCTTGTGGGCGATAAGGATAGCGAGACGATGAAAGAGGTGGCCGAAGCCCAACGCAAGTTGCAGGCGGCCATCGCCATCACTACGGGCTTGCAATCCGTTCAAAACGCATTGCAGAAGCAATCGGCATTGATGTTAGGGATAACAAAATTACAGACCCTTGCCGCTGCAAAGGCCGAGAACATAAAGACAGCAGCCACAACAAAGGGAATTGTGGCTACCAAGGCCGCGACCGTTGCGCAAGCCTTGTTTAATGCGGTAGCATCGGCAAATCCATACGTGTTGCTTGCTATGGCCGTCCTAACGGTCGTTGGAGCGCTGGTCGCATTCACGAAAGGCAGCAAAGAGCAAGAAACACAAGTCCAACAAACGAATACGCAGCTTCAAAACCAGATCGACATTATCAAAAAACTGCAAGAAGATTACGAGACACTGAACTCCAGAATAGAGCAGGGTATAGCCGACTCAATTGAGGCAGCCAAAGCAAGAGGCGCTTCAATAGAAACCATCCGAGACCTTGAAGATAAGCTGTTTGAGGAACAATCTCGAAGGATGAAGCAAGAGAAAGCGGATTTGCAGGATGAAATCTTACATAGGATTTATTACGAGAATAAATACGAGGAAACCATCAATAACATCAAGTCACTTGATGCACAATACATGGATGCTGTTCGTTCTGGCAATAAAGAACGCATGGAATTCTACTTGAAAGAAATAGACCAGTTGCAAAAGTTGGCCGATGCTTATAAGCAACACATTGATGCTGTGGTTGATTTCGAACATCGCGAATCACAGCTATATACCAACAGAACAAAGCAAATGGAGCAAAGAAGGAAGGAGGATGAAGAAGCGGCAAACAAGGCCCGCGAAGCTGCCAACAGACGTGCAAAAGAAGCGGAGGAGCGCCGTAGAAAAGAAGCGGAGGAGCAAAAGAAATACCAGCAGCTCACATTGACGGAAATGCAGAAGGCCGAAGACGCCCTTAATGCATTGATTGCCGACGAATACGAGCAACGCCGAGCCATTGAGGAAACAGCCTATCGGCGCAAGATGGAAGCATTGCAAAAGAGCATGAAGGAAGAGGAAGATGCCCACGGAAAAGACACCGACCTTTATCGCTCGTATCTCCAGCAACTCGAAGCACTTCGCCGTCAGCATGAGCAAACGATGAGCGATATCGCACAAGACCAGTTCCAGAATGAACAGGAATTGCGCAATAATTCGATCAAGTATCTTGAAGCCGCAAATGATTTGTATTGGCAAAACCGCATCAATGAGATTATTGCCCAGGGTCAGGAGGCCGGAGAGGTAGAATTGCAGATGCTGAAGGATAAACTTGACATGATGGTGCAATACACCGACGAAAGCGATGCCGAGTTTTATGCCCGCCGCCTTGAAGCGCAAATCGCCTATAACAACAAAAAGAAGGCTCTGAATGAGGCTGAAATGGCTATGGAGAAAGCCAAGGCCGACTATATGTCAAGCATTGCGGGCTCCATTTCAAGTTTGCTTGAAAGTGTCGCGGATGACAATAAGGCCATGGTCAAAGCCTCAAAGATTGTCGCATTGGCCGAGGTTGCCATCAAACAAGGTGTGGCCATTGCCGAGGCGGTTGCGAGTTCTGCCGCTGGCGATCCCTATACCTATGCTTTGCGTGTGGCCGCCGCTATCGCCTCAACCGTTGCCGCTATGGCCACAGCCATCCAGTCCATCAACAGCGTGAAGCTGGCCCGAGGCGGTAAGGTGAAGGGACCGGGGTCGAGAACGAGTGACAGCGTGCCGGCAATGTTGTCGAAGGATGAGTTTGTCGTGAATGCGGAAAGCGCCGAAAAATATGCACCATTACTCGAGGCCATCAATAACGATGGCAAAGGCGGATTGTTCCCTGGTGTCGGTCAAGGCGGCATCTATAACCCCGTGCTTTCCATGCTACGCAATTCTGGCGGCGCTCCGATTCAGGTAACGGGTCAGCAAGAGGCAATATCGCGTATGACTATGGCATCGGCCATGCGTGAGGCCATGGAAGACCTCGACCTATATGTGTCAGTTGAGGAAATCAACCGCACGGAAAACAGAGTCAAGGCTATGGAGCAACTTTCTACTGTCTGACAAAATTTTACGCCGATATACTATAAATTGGGAATTTTTTGTTTTCTTTGCCGTGTAATCAAATTGATGACAAAATGATACTGAAGATTAACCGTGAAATCTGTGCCGAAGACGATAAGGCAAGGTTGTGGTGGGAAGGCCGCAACGGCATTTCCTTTGACGATGTGGACGATGCTATTCGTAGCATGGATGCCGCTGACAACACAATTGAAATCCTTATGAACAGCCTTGGCGGCGACTGCGACGAGGGCTTTGCCATTTACGACTCATTACGTGCATCTGGCAAGGAAATCAAGGCCGTCATTCAAGGCAATTGCGGTTCAATGGCTTCGGTAATCTTGTTGGCCGCCTCGGAGCGCAAGGCTTTCCCTCATGCCAAGCTCCACATCCACAAAGCGTATCTGGCCGGATATTACAATTCGCATTTCAGCATTTCGGATGCCGAGACCGCGAAAGCGTACCTCGAGGAGCTCAACGGAAAAATCCTTGACATCTACGAGGAAAGGACGGGCACACCGCGTGGAACTCTCGAACCGATCATGGACGAAGACAGGGACATGGATATGGAAGAGGCCAAAAGCCTCGGCTTTATTCAGGAAATCCTTCCGCCTGCGTCCGCTTCGGCATACTATTCACAATTTAACAAACTAAACAATTCAAAAATGAGCAAGAAAAGTAAAACCGCCAATGCGGTGATTTCATTTCTGAAAGCCCTTGGATTGAGCAAAGAAGACCTCGAAGCCAAGGACTATGTGCTTCAGACCGAGGACGGTACTGAAATCAACATCGACATCGACGAGGGCGAAGAGCCGAAAGTCGGTGATTCTGCCAGCCCCGACGGTACCTTTGTGCTGAAAGACGGGCGTACCATCGTCATTGCTGACGGTGTCATTACCGAAATCAAGCCAGCCGAAACGCAAGAGGATGGCGAGACGAAGGAGGAACTGAAAGCCAAGATTGCAAACTTGGAACAGCAGCTTTCGGAAGCCAAATCGAAAGACTCTGCCAAGGACACTGAAATCGAGGCACTGAAAGCCAAGGCCAAGTCCGAAGACGACCAAAAGGCTCTCGACTTCGTGAAAGAAGCCGGTGGTGTTGAAGCTTTGGCCAAGATGCAAAGCAAGTTCAAGGCAGAAGGCCGTCAGCCCAACACGGACACTCCTGATGTGACCAAAGAGACCGCCTTGCAGCGCGAACTTCGCGAGAAGAAAGAGGCGAGAGCCAAGAAGAAAGAAACGAAGTAATCACCTAAAAATCTTACTACGATGCAAAACAATTTTTCATTAGACCTTTCAACGCTTACCCCCGACAATCAGGCGGTACGCGACCTCGCCGAACTCATCTTCCTTGAGATCATCGAGCCCGGTAAGTTGGACCAGATTCTCGACATCAACCTTGGTGTCCGCAATGGCCAGCGCGTTGCGCTCGTCCATGCCATGCCCGAAATGATGGTGGCCATGCAGGGCTGCAGCCCCGAATATGGCGCAACCGAAATCCCCACCAGCGAGCAGGTTTGGGAAATCTCTGGCTTCGGCATCTACCAGAAGATTTGTGCCAACGACATCATCGGCACCATTATGAAGTACATGCGCGACAAAGGCATCAACAGTGACGACCTCACTTCCGATGAATTTGTTACCTACGTGCTTCGTCCCATGCTGGAAGAGAAAATCGTTGAGGAAATCTTCCGTATTGCCATCTTCGGCGATACCACCCTCACCGTTTACAACTCCAGCACGAACACCACGGGTCAGTTGGTTCCTGGCAAGAATGCCGGCAACTGGAACTTTATGACAGGCATTTGGAAGCGCATTGTGACGGGTGTCACCAACGGCGACATCAAGCGCGTGACCATCACGCAGAACGCAGCCGCCACCTATGCCTTGCAGAACGCTTTCATCACCACGCAGGGAGCGGCCAAGGGTGTGCTCGTCAATATGCGTAACAGCGCCGACATGGTGCTTCGCATGGCCACCGACCGTCAGTTTGTCGTCACCCAATCGTTCGCCGATGCCATCGAGTATGACATCCTGATGAACAACGGTGCCGCCAACTATCAACTGCAGTACACCGAATTGTTTGCTGGCATCAAGGTCACGACCATCCTTGGCGAGAAGGTTTTGGTTGTGCCTCAACTCGATGCCATCATCCAAAGCTGTTTCATCAACACCGACTATCCCAACGCTGCCCATTATCTGCCTCACCGCGCCATCTTCTACTCGCTGAAGAATTTGAAGTGGGGTACCGAGTCGGGCGGTGTGGATGCGCAGGGCAAGGTCATTCCCGCCAGTTTCGCCGAGATGAAAATCTGGTACGACGAAAAGGACGAGAACACCTATTTCAAGGTGAAAGACACGATGGGTACTTCCATCCTTGACCCGCGCATGGTCGTAGTCGCTTACTAAAGTATGAAAGGGAATAACCATGCCAACGCCAGTAACACTCAATCCAAGTTGCGCACAGCTTATCAGCAAAGGCTACGATAAGGATTGCGCACGCGAACCCAAGAAGGGTTTCGGCCCTGTGGCCATCATTCTCAACTATGACGATATCGATTGGGATAATGTCGTAGTCGGCGCTTCGGCCAACCTCATCACCACTTTGCCTCTCAAGGCTGGTGGCAAGGTCGGTTACAAGGTGGCGCAGTTCAAGAACCCGTTCCAAGGAACGGTGCGCAACCTCAACGACGGTACCTATCTCCGTTCGTGGGATAAGACCTTCATGTTCGTAACCCTTACGCGCGACGATGAACAGAACCTTGGTCTCAACGACCCGATGGCCAACGGCAAGTTTGTGGCCATCGTGAGAAACGAAGACCCGGGAGATAAAGGCAAGTGCCGTTGGGAAATCCTCGGCTATCACAATGGCCTGCAGCTCACCGCTTGCGACCAAGACGCCTACGGTGATACCTATGGCGGCGATGTGTTCACCTTGAAGGAAGAGTTTGCCGCTCGTTCATCGATGTATCTGTACAACACGGATGCCCCCACTACGGAAGCCGCCGTGTTGGGTTATCTCACTCCGACGCAGAATGCCGCTTAAAGCCAGTGCTATGTTGGAGAAAGAGACCGTTGATAAACTGCTTGCCCTCCCGTTGAGTCCAGTGGATGATTCCGCTTTCAGCGAGAGCGACAAGCAGTTTATTGATTGGCTGTATTTTAATCTGGTAGGCAAGCACGTGAGACAATGCAGTTGCAGAAGCCGATACTCCGATGCCTACTACGAGTGTGTTTCGTTAAATAGTGAAATCAAAGCAATTATCAAGATGAAATCAAAACAAAGAAAATACAGGCTTATTCCTGGTTATGTCATCTACTATAAGGGCAACCACTATTCGGGCGTGAACATCACGGACGAGATTGCCAAGGAATATCTGAAGGAGCATCCCGATTCGGCAAAGATGTTCGAGATCGCGGAAGACGATCCGAGGGTAGCAGAAGCCGAGAAGTTTTTGGAAGAATCCGAAACCGAACTGAAAGACGCACAACCGAAGCTGACGGATGAAAGCGTTGATCGGATTGTTGCCTGCCAGAACACCTTGCGAGAGTGCATCGAAGGCGGCGATGTGGAAAACATCGTTTCGGCATCGTTGGGCTTGAAGGCGGCTTGGGAGGAAGCGGAAGCAAAGCCCGTGGAGCTTGACCAAGACCCCGATGGTGACGGCGATGGACCCACTGAAGCCCCCGGAGTCGAAGAAGGTCAAGACCAAGACCCCGAAGGTGAAGAAACCGAACAGAAGACCCCCAAAAAGAAGTCGAAGAAGTAAGGAGGGTAGGGTATGAGCACAACAATAAAAATGTCACGAAAGGCCGAAAAACCTATTGACAACAGGTATTTGTCGACCCTTGGGATAAAATCATACGATGCGGACAACCTCTATCCGCAGAATGTCCGTAAAATCGTCCTTAATTCCAAGGTGGGTTTAGGCTGCATGAGCCGTTACATCAATTTCATCGAGGGCAATGGCATCACCAATGCTTTGCTTTCACAGATGAAAGTGAACACTAATGGCCAAACTTTGGATGCCATCCATTCTCTGTGCTCATCCGACTTGGGCTTCTATGGCGGTTTTGCCCTTCATGTGAACTACAATCTTCTCGGCCAAATCGTGGAAATCCAGCATTTGCCCTTTGAACAGGTGCGCCTTTGCGAATCTGACAGCGAAGGGAACGTGACAAAGGTGCTGGTGCATCCCGATTGGACGGGGAGGCTAACGAGAGGCGGAAAGGTCGTGACCGTCACCAAGAATAACTGCACCGAAATCAATGTGTTCAATCCGAAGCGCGATGTCGTGATGTCGCAAATCATCAACGCTGGAGGCATTGAGCACTACAATGGTCAGGTCTATTATTTCAGCCGTGACGGGTACATGACCTATCCGCTTTCCAAGTGTAATGCGGTGTTGCGCGATATGTCAACGGACGATGGTCTTTCAAATGTTTCTCATCGGAATGTGCGAAACAACTTCTTGCCCGCTGGCATCATCGCCCACTTCCCCGCAAAGCCTCCGATTGACGAAGAGCAAGATTTGGTTGAGGGAGAGCCGGTGGCCAAAGAAGAGTTCGTCGATTATTTCGACATGATTGAAGGCATGATGATGGGCGACAAGAATAGCGGCAAACTTATCGAGATCGAGATTACCGATGAGAACGAAATGCCGAAATTCATCGAGGTGCCAACTCACAACTACGATAAGGATTTCACCGTCACTTCCGACGAAGTCCAGGAGTCCATCTATTGTGCTTTCGACCAAGAGGTCTTCTACACCATCAGGAAAGGCAAACTTGGCTTCTCTGGCGATGTCATCAAGGATGCCGAGAACTATTACGCCCGCAATGTGCGCAAGGAACAGCGGTATCTTACCGAGGCATACAGGACGCTTCTTCTCAATTGGGGGAATGTGGATAATATGCTTCCGGTCGAGCCAACCTACGAAGCCCTAACCATCCAGAGCTATGTCGAATCAGTTGAATCAATTGCACAGGAGGCAGTACAATGAAAGGCACTTTGAAATACTACGCATGGGTCAATGAAAGGGACAGGATTACCGTCTATACGCTTTCCGATCATCCGGAGCGTGGCGATGCCGTGTTTGACTCCGTGAATACCGTGAGCACTAAAGTCGTTGATGGCATACTTGGCGAAACAATCGTTGTTTCCAGAGTCCAATATGGTAGAAACGACGCGTCCGATGTCGTTGCAGAACTTTATCGTCCCATCGTGTCAGTGGCTGAAATGGCTGAATGTACGCGCATTGAATACACCGATTCCGACAAACTGGTGCGTATCATCCACGAGGCCGAACAGGTCTATATCAAGCCGGTCATCGGCAACGCGCTTTATCTGGCATTGATTACCAACCCGCCGCAGTCGCAATACGATACCCTTCTTGAAGGCGGCGAGTTCACCTATAAGGGCAAACAATTTCAGTTTGAAGGGCTGAAAGCCGCCCTTGCTTATTATGCTTATGCTCGTTCGGCAAAATCCTCAATCATCCCCACACGATACGGAACGGTTGAGAAAAAATCCGAATACTCATACCAAGCTTCACTCCCAGAGAGGCAGAAGATTATCCGTGAGACTTTCGAGTTGGCCGACCGCTACTTGAAAGATTGTGTTAATTACATTGCGGCCAATCCCGACATATTCCCCGACTTCAAGCCCGGAAAGATGAGGTCGCCGCATACTCCTAACTTTAGAATCATTGGCAAATGAAAACTCATATCATCAAATTCGGTGACGGTTGTACGCTCATCGTCACACTAATTGACCGCAACGGGCAAGTTATTCGCCCATCGGTCCTGAAAACGCTTGCCGTGAGTTTGGCCAGAGGTGCGACGACGGCCAGCAACATTGGGTTTACGCTCAATGCCAACGGCACGATTACCATAGTGCTGACTCGCCTCTCTCACCTGACAGCAGTAGGCACCTACAATCTTATCCTTGTGGGTACGCTGGCAGACGGTCAGTCATTCTCAAACAACGACCAAATCATTGAGGTGAAGTCGTTGACGGTATCTAATCCGACCACTTTCAGAACTTCCATCATCTTGCGCCAAGTTCACGCCGTGGATGAGACGAACTATCCTCTTGGCTTCGATGGCCTCGGCTTTGAAGCCTTTGACGCAACCAAGGCATACTCCAAAAACAAGGTTGTCATCTTCAATGGCCGTTTATATCAATTCACTACCAATCGTTCGGCTGGAATCTGGAAGGACTCGCAAGTCGTAGAGACCGATATCCAAACCTTGCTGTTTTCTGGTATGATAAGATACGACTCGGCGCAATCTCTTTCCACTTTCGAAGCAGCGCAAGCAGCGGCCAACCTTAAAGCCGTTTCCTATGGCGCAAATCAATCGCTCGACGATACCGAGAAGGAAAGAGCAAGGAATAACATCGGTGCGGCCAAGGCTGTTGGCGAAGAGCCTGATTTGGTCGCTGGTGACATTTTGCCCAAATCAGATGCCCCGATTGAGGTTGTGGGTAGGTTTGCCGCAGAAACCACGGGAGGCGATGCCGATATTAAGAACGGTATAGCCTATTTGCGTGTCATCAAGGGCAATCTTGACGACCGTCTTAATCCGTTCAACGCGGATTCGTTTGTCAGCACATCGATGAATCTCGTTGACGAAAACCAAGCCATTACTGGTGATGGTGTGAAAGCATACTATTTCCCGGTCGTGGCAGGTGCTTTCGGTACTTATGGCACGACTCAGGAAAACAACGGTTTTATCATCGTGACTGATGGCACTGTGGAAAACGTGTTTTTCAACGCAGAAAAGCCTCAGCGCTTTGAAGACCTTGTAGATCGTTGTCCGTTTGAAACCCACGATGATAAGGCTTATTATCTGCCACCGAGGGTTGGTTGGTTGACCATCGTCATGCGTGAATATGACGAAGTTCCCGCTTGCCACATTGCTTGGAGCAACTACAACGACAAAGAGCGGGGCAAGTTCAGTAATTCGGTAATCCGCATTGATGAAGCCATCGCCGCCGTGCATTCATGGGGTTTGGCTGGCTTTGTTACCCCTGCGAAAGTGGTCCAGGATGTCGTTGACCTTGTGAATTTGAAAGGTTATGCCTATTGCGACCGAGCCTTGCTCAAAAACCTAACTTGGTCTGTGCAAACGGTCACGACTACCGACGAAGAAGAGCACACCACCACCGTCTATGTGTTTACCGCCACCGTCACGGGTATGGCAGAAAATGGTCTTTGCTCCTATGGCTTCGAAGGCTTGGAAAACAACGGCAATTTGCTGACCTATTCATCCGAGACCATCAACAGCGTGAACAACCTGAAAGCCGCCCTTGACAATTCGCTTATCTACTTTGAGAAGGCAACACCGTCAGAGGTGAATTTGCGTGAGGTTGACATCGAGTTTGAGGCAAATGATTTCGGTTTGACTTACTTTATGCTGAACGATGAGCTGGTGTCTGTTCCCGCCTATGTCACGGCCGCTTTCCACCAGGGCGGAAAAGACCAGCTTTTCAATGCTGTCAGTTACCAGAAACTCATGGCCGAGGTGGTGGCCACGGCTCTTTGCCAATTTGACAAACGCCTTTCGGCTGTCGAAGGTAGCCGCGATGTGTCATGCAGTAGCTTGACCGTGTCGCGCAAGTTCGATATGCCGAGGTGGCGCCATGTTGATGCACAACCTGCAGCCGCAACCTCACCGGGCAGAGTTGGCGACTACTTCATCACTTCGACCTACTTCTATCTTTGTGTTGAAACCAACACTTGGAAGAAAATCGCGATTTCTAACTTCTAATACCACGAGCCATGATTAACATTCAAAAGTATGACAGTCTTAACGACTATTTGAAGGACCAAAGCAGACCCGCTGGAGAATGTGCGGTCTCGCAGATTGGAAACACCATCAGATACGATGGTGTCAATGTGATTTTGAAGGGAAACCAGCTCAATGAGGATAGCGTTTGCTCCGTGTTCATCGACACGCTGACCGGAGAGAAGGTGTATATCCCCGTCGAGACGCTCAACCTTGCAGCCCTTGACACTACGCGCTACACCATACAAAACTATGTGCTGTTCGGGATGTGTGCTGGAAAGAAGCTCTATATCTCGGGCGTGTATAACTCTACGAAGTGGGCCGAGAACAATTGGTATAAAATCCAATGCGACACCACGGCAAGCGGCGGTTTTGATTGGGCCATAACCATCAACGGAACGGCGAAGTCTGGAACGGTGGCATGGGAGGCTGATGCAACGCTTGACAGCATCGTTACCCAGTTGCAGACGGGCGCAGTTTCAAGCCGCCTTATGTTCTCGCATGTGGCCGAAGAGGAATTCATCCGTGTGACGGTAAACAACTATTCCAACTCGACTTTTACGCTGACAAACAACACCGGGGCGACCTTGACAGACCTTTCAACCTTCTGCAAGGTTGGCGGCGTGGATCAGCCTTCGGCTCACCATCAATGGCAGGGTGTGGCCGTGAAGACTCTCTTTGATGCCTATCCTGGTTGTGCCCCATCGACAACGCTCTACGGCAAGAACAAACTCAATATGAGTTATCGCGCTGGCGGCAATCTTGCCAAATACAAGCAGTATTATCGTGGCTCCAACGGCTCGGCCACCTATGTTTCCGAGACGGGTGGAAGAATGAGCGAACAGGGCTTTGCCAACCTCAACGGGAGCGGCAATGCCGATGCCCAGGCCTTATACGACAAATATAACGGCTCATGGGATGCCTACATGGAGGCTGGCATGGTCTGGATTGACTCGACTTATCGCTCATCGATGGAGTTCAAGTCGTACAATGACGGGAAGGCCTGCAACGACTTCTTGGCCAGCGTCACGACGATGAATTTTGCAGGTGAGTATGTGCCGGCGTTCCCCGCTGCAGCACTTGCCGCCCAGACAACCTTCGACGGTGTGGCTGGCTGTCTGCCTACCGTCCACGAGGTCGCACTTTTCATGGAAGACGAACGCATGGCGAGAATCAACATCGCCCTCGATGCCATTAACGGCACGAAGCTGACCAACACCGCTTATCCTTGGTCTGTTGGGGAGTGCACTGCCGGCTATGCATGGTTA